GCTACAACTGTAAACTGTACAAGTCTACCTGTTGCTGCGTAGCGTCCATCGGTATCGTAAGCGTTGATATACCAAGTATTTGTTCCTGAGGTTACTTGAACTGTAGCTTTAGAGGTATTACCTTTCCAAATCCAGTTAGCGTCTTTTGTACCCCAGTTTGCATTATTTTTGCGAATCTCGTAACCAGCAATAGGTAGTGTAGTAACAACGCTATCTGGCCAATCCATTTCTAGCATATTGACGGCTACGGCAAACGAGGCCGCGGTTGGCGCTACTGGTCTTACTTTAGTTACTGTAAGAGTATAAGCAGATGCAGAAGCTCTATTTAGCATATCGTAAGTTGTTACACTTAACGACGCATCGCCAATCCAATCAGCAGCAGTTGTCCAAGTATTACCATACACAGCAGTTGTTATACTTCCCATACCAGGCTTAGACAGTGCTACACCATAGTACTTAACTGCTACATCTAAACTCTCGGCTGTTGGCCATGAGAACGTAACTGTGGAACCAGTAGTACTTGTAGTGCTGCCGCTGAAAGCGGCTGTCACTGTGGTAACAGCTTCAGGCAAGGCTTTAGTTACGAATATTGGAGTAGTTACTGTACTATACCTACGACCAGTATCATAAGCTTTAATATAGAATGTCTTAGATGTTTCTGGTACTAGAACTGTCCATGTAGTGGAGGTGCCTCTGTACAAGTATCCGGTGCTGCCCCAGCCTGAATCAGTAGCACGAATTTCATAGCCACCAATATCAAGCTCACCATTAGCTTCCCACGTAATTGTAGTACTACCACTACTGGGGTTAATAGTAAAAGCTACACCCGTTACACTAGCCGGAGGATTTGTTTTTCCTACTACAGTATGAGACAACTCTGCTGACCAAGGTCCAACTCTACCATCATCACTTACGTAACGAGCACGTATCTTATACTGCTCTAGTTCTAAAACATCTGTAAAGTTTACTGAGCCTGCTTCTTTTGGTACAATTAAGCGTCTAGAGAAGTCTTCTGATGTATCATCAACTTGATCTATCTGCATCTCTACATGACGCGCTTTTGAAGGCAACTTAGTAGAGTTGGTAAATGTAACCTTCATGTTGTACTGGAATACACCAGGACTAATCATCTGCATCACTGTTTCGTCACTAACAACATTAGTGATTGTTGGTGAGTAAGGAATGCTTTGCTCAAGAAGCTTGGGAGGTTGTGTAATGTTAGTATCAAAATCAGGAATAAAGAAGTTATTCAGATAGTTGATATCGTAAATCTCAGGAGAGTAATCGTTTAATGTTATTCTAGCGTTATTATAACCGAAAGGCTCAATGCTCAACACGATAAGATCGTGGAACATCTGCTCTAGGGTTGCTACCATGAACAAGTCTTCTGCCGAAGCCTCTGCTTCTGTGTATGCAGTTTCTGTACATATAGTAGTATAATAACCATCTTTTGGTAATACAGTACCTGTTGTTGCTGTTAATCCAAAAGCTGTACCAATGGCAGCATAGGTAACTGATGTAGTTGTTACAGCCGTTACTTCGCTATCAGCCGTTGAGACTGAGGGTCCGGAAGTAATACTTACAGCAATCCTATCACCTACTTTGAAGGGGTGTTCGCCAATAACAAGAGTAACTTTATTAGAAGCCCTGCTAGATTGTGTTACTGTAAAGTTCTTCTTAATATTAGATTCTTTGCCTGATCCTGTAGCACTACGTACTCGTAATGCATACCCTACGTTATATTTGATAGGGACCGGTTCGTCAAGCTCAAACTTTGTAGAAGATATACGATTTTTAATACGTCCCGATGAAGTACCCCACATAGGCACATCATGTACTACTTTTACTCTATCACCACGGTTACACACTATATATTCCATATCGGTATTAATAGTGTAAATTTCAGGGCGAAGCTTAGCCTGCGCCATGTGCCATCTAGCGTGCATCTGGGCTAGAGTTACTGTAGTGATGCCGGGGAGCTGAATAGACTCGAAAATAGAAGAGTTACTAGCATTTTTGCCTGGGGCATATACTATTACTTCTTCTTCTTGATACCCTCGCTGTTCGTTGTTAATAACCACTTTTAGTGCGTCTGGAAACTTATTTAGTACTTTAGTGGACTCAAATCCCCAACTGTTATGTGGCGTAAAGTGCTGAACTATGTCGGTTTTGGGTCTATCAATAACTACTGTCCACTTGCCGTCCACCATATTTGGACTAGCTCTGCCGGCAGCCGCTATATCCTTTAATACGTCTAAAACACTCTTATAGTTTGTTATAATTGCATTGTATGTGAAACCAAACTGAGTGCAATACTCTGCCCAATCTTGTAATGCGTCCATATCTACTTTATTTGGCAGATCGACATCGCTAATACGGAAGGCATTCCCAGGATGCTGCAATACGTAACGGAAAAGGTCGGCAGGATTATTAGTAACTGCCATAATCCACTGTTGAGTATTTTTATTCCAAGAAGGGCATATGGTTTGTACTAAAGCGTTTACTGCTTCAATGCTGCCATTAATTTGATCGTTGGCTTTAATTCGTAAGGCTGTTCTGGCTATTTTAACATTTGGGGGCTCAATAATAGCTGGACGCTCTGTATATCCAGTTAAGTTCTCGAACCTAACTTTATGCATATCTCTGACAGAGTCAGAAGGTTCTGAGTTATCGCTATTTCTACGACGCACTCGTACTTGAAAAGTACCAGTACCGTCCAAGGTCTTGTCCCGTGGAGTAATGTAGAAACTGTAACTAAATGCGTCTTTGCGTCTTACATAATTACTTAGGCCTAGACTAATTAATTGAGAACCCTTTACTATGGAACCAGCATTTAGGGTATAATAAATAGCAGCGGGATAAGCATCGTAGTTTTGGTCATATGACACGCCAAATGTACCTGCTATATTAGATAATGTAGTATAATACCAATATCTATAAGGTACTTCATAAAGGGGGGTTAAATTACTAGTAAGACCGGTATATGTGTAAGAGGTATCTCTGGAGGTAGTACTTGTAGTATATATTTGATTTTGTCCATATACGCACACGTCTACTATACTAATCTCATCGCTACGTAAAGAAGGTAGTCGAACGTACGATGCAGGTGTTCCGTATTGATACGTATTATCTTTCTGGGCCTTAATTATTGTTGCATTAGGCTCTTCATATGGAGCCTGGGTAAGTGCACCCATTTTAACATAGACGCCAAAGCCTTTTCTATATACTATTCTAGACCATCTATAGCATGGGACGGACTCATATGCCTCACTCCACCAGAAGTCGCTTCTTTTGTATGCCACATATCCAGCTTGCGCGATTTTTAACGGAGTACTACCTATATCATAGGAAAATGGATCAACCCACTCCTCTAGTGGATTACCATTTGCATCTAGACAGCGATACTGTAACTCCAGTAAACACTCTTTTGCTTCAATATTACCCGCACCATCGCCTTTAATAATAAGTCTACGTAACCCTTCAGGGAAGTGGAAGTTTACTGCTAGGCGCTTAACATTAGGCTCTAAAATAGTGGCTTCTGTCCATGGGCTACCGTCAATCTCATTATTAACAAGTTCAACCGCTGGAAATACTTGTTTTAGGTCATTTGCATAAATAGTCTTGAATAATGCTTCTTCAGTATATGCGTCGTTGCTAATATCTTCGTCAAGTGTAGCGTACTGGATCGGTATACCTTTACCGTTCTCGTACTGATCGAATGAGTTAGCCCCGATTCTGTAATCTGTAATTTCTAAAGGGCCAAACCCCCAGCATACCATCATATTCAGATAACTATTATCTGTGTCTGATTCCACGAAGCTAGCAGCGGCTAGTGGTGGCGTCATTCGCACCTTTCCTAATACAACCGGAATAGAACCATAAGGCTGTGCTTGATTCTGGGAACCGGTCATTAGCTTTTGCGCATTTGCGGAGCCTGGGTCAGCAGGCATTGCTGGCGGACGTACTGGGAATAGAGCATTTACCAGTAAACTACCTACTGTAATGATAGCAGCCGTCAGAACATTAGTTGCTACCACACTGCCTGCTAATGCAGTACCTTTTAATGCCCAGGCGGCAATTTCGGGGGCATATATAGCTATAACTACTAATAATGCAATTTTAAGTACATCTTTGCCAGGTACTGCTCGGTACTCAATTACATCAGTATCTAATACAGGGCGAGTATCGTCTTTTGATACTACTACACCATTAACTAGAATAACAGTATCCTTAGCTAGATCCTGCTGCTCCTTGCTTACTAAATGATGCTCTAATACCCATTTACTAAGATCGCATACACGGGTACCAGCTGGTACAGATATTGTTATCCTATGAGTTTGTAAGGCGTGTGGTACAGCTGTTAATTTTGCTGATTTATTTTCCACATAGTCAAAGAAACCTACTAAGCGGCTTCTCCATAAGGCCTTATGTAGTGAAGCTACAACTACTGAGTTGCCGTCAGTAGAGTGTAAAAACTTATCGTCGCCAATATAAATACCAATATGAGATTCTTTACCTAATACACGGAAAAGGACACCAGAACCAGGCTTAGGGTCATCTGTCTTTACCCACTCATCAGACATATAGTGCTTAATAGCACTGCTAATAGTATCTACATCTTCTGGAACGTAGTCTTCAGTGTAACTAGGAAGATCTATATTGAATTCTTCCTTATACACCAGGCGTAGCAAACCCCAGCAATCAATGCCGTCTCTGTCTCGTCCCTTATCTTTGTAAGGTATACCTACGTATTTATTATACCACATTAGAACAGTCCTGGAAAGTAAGCTGGAGTGAAACTATAGCATGGAAAAGGCTCTTTGCTATAATTTATCATGTCTAGTGAGAATGTTACAGTATCTACTGTATACGTAATATTTGTTATGTAGAATCCTGCAAAACTAGCTTCTACATAATCAGGAGAACTATTAAGCACAAGCTCCATAAGTACCTTAGGAGGGTCACTTAGTTCCCTAATAACTGGAATAATATAACGGGTAACGTCTCTCAACGTTACCGTCACATTAGGTGCAGTATTATCCTCTTCAGCCGGGAGGGTTATCTCCATTGGAAGGAAATAAAAGTCCTGAGCACGACTAACCACCCCATACATTACATTATCCTCATCCTCAGAGATTCTTGTAACAAAGTTATCTGCTAACCTTGCTACAGGATCTCCAGTGACTGGATCATATATTGTTAATAGGGTGATAAGTGTACTATCACTATCAGGGCTAAACATAGCTCTGATAGCTGCCGGGCTCATAGAGGATAATCTACTCATGGTAATATTTCAAAAGTTAGTTTGGCTGAATAGAATCCGGGGGCAAGGTATGTTAAACTATACATTACGCCCTCTTGCTGAGGCACTATTCGTACCTCTTCTATATTATTAGTTCTAGGGTGGGTGAAGCCGAAACGTCTAGTTCCTTTTAATGTATCTACTACAAAAGTTTCTAGAGTAACTACTTGTGCGGAGGTAAGTATAAACGTTACATCCATTGTTGAGGGCCTAGCTGATCTACGTCTCATTTTAGATATACCAGCATCCATAGGGGTACGTATAACGTTCACCCCTATGGATTCTGTAAAACCTTTTTGTGGAGACTGAGGTAGACTTAGTGGCCATACATATGAGTACGCCATAAATTATCTCCTTGTAAGCATTGGAGTCATACCGAAGTTAGCTAGCATACTGTTCTGCATAGGACTGTTAGTTCTACTCATTTCACCTGCAACCATTTCTCCAATAATAACCTCAATCTTACGGTTTCCGTTACTATCTTGAGTTTCTTTAGTCTCTGCTTTTTCGCCACTATTATTAATGACTACTACATCAACCTTAGGCTGAGCAGTTTGAGCACGCACACCAAGACTACCATCATTGCCTCTAGTTAGAGGCATAATAGCTTCCGGTCCGGCCTCTCCCATTAGCCCAGTACCTTTAGCGAACTTGAAGGTAGTTGGGGTGCTAACAATAGAATTAGTAAAAGTCCCTCCTTTTGCGAAGGCCTCAACACCTCCAGCGTAGTAGGCGGCTCCTTTAGCTTTCTTAAAAGCTGCTGTAATATCTGCACCTGTTAAGGACGTAGGATCTATACCAGTTCCCTTATATCCTCCGAAACCTCCTCCAGTAAAGCTACCTATCATACTATTTATGAATGTACCGAGGAATCCGCCGCCTCCGCCTCTAATGCCTTTCCATATCTCTGACATGGCCATGCGCATTTCAAGACGCAGAATTTCGGCAACCATATCGTCAACCAAGCTCTTGAAGTCAAGCTTACCAGTACGAGCAAACTCTGCTAGAGCATCGCCCATATTACTAAAGCTATCACGGAATATAGTTTCGTAACCTCTTTGCTTTTCAGTCATTGAAGTCATTATGTCAATATTACGTAATCTGGCATTCGACATACGTTGCTCATT